CGGCCATATCCCAACCGCGAACACGTTTCGCGATCGCCGGAGCCGCGTCAACGATCTCCATTTTATTAACGTGAAAGAATAATCCTTCTTTCGAACTAGGCCGTTGCTGATAAAGAGCATCGAACGTGTAAGAGTTCTTCGACCGGCGCCGAAGCATAAACTTTTCGTCGTATCGCTCCGGACAAAGAGCAAGTCCTTCTTCTTTTCGGAAATCTTCTTCGATCGTACACGTATCAGGAAAACCGTAATCTTCGAGCGGTTCCGATAGGCCAGGTAAACAAACGATGTGCCATTCTTCCGGTTCTGCTATCTTTTCTTGTTCGAGAAGCCAACCGGCAAGATCATCTTCGTGCCATCGCGTCTGAATGATCAGGATCGCGGCATCCGGCTCCGCTCGCGTTTCGAACGTCGAGGAATACCATTCTTTTTGTTTTTCACGGATCAATTCGGAACTAGCATCTTCGGAGTTTCGAAGCGGATCGTCGACGATCAGTAAATGGCCGCCTTTACCGGTAATCGAACCACCTACACCGGCCGCCCACATTCCGCCGCCTTCCGGCGTTTCCCAATGTGAAACCGAACCGGCATCTTCTCGAACCTTTCCGCCGCATTTCGTAAAGTTCGATCGAGCGGCTCGCGATAACGTGAACGCGAGTTGAGCAGAGTAGGACGTCAGGCCAACGAAATGCGAAGGATTATGATGAACGTAATAGGCAGAGAACAGACGCGAAACCATTTCAGATTTCGAGTGACGCGGCGGGAGAAAGATCATAACTCGCTTCTTCCGGCCTTTTGCGACGTCTTCGAGGATATCGATCAGCAATTCGCAGTGATCGTAGAATTCGAACTTCGGGTTTGAATAGGCGATAAAGGCTCGAAGGCTCGCCCGAGCGCGGCGTTGGAGTTCCGCGTCGATAACTTCACTTCGAACGTTTAGAAGACTATCGAGCGGCATCGATTACGCCTCCGATGAATCACCGGCGATCTTTGATTGCATTGTTTTTAGCGTAATAAGTTCTTGATCGGTAAGCTTCGAAAGATCGATCGTATCGGCAAACTGAATAGGTCCGCCGTTCGAGCCGGTATGTTCGTTTTGAACCTTCTCGATATATCCGCGGCCTTTGCCCTGGGTTTTGAGATAGAAGATAACGCTCGCTTCTTTACCGTCTTGCATATTTTTGAAAAGATGCGATTCGGCGTAATCGAGCGCGACGTTTTTTAGTTCATCGACCTTTTTCGCAAAGGACGGATCGTCGTTGTAATAGTTATAGAACGTCTGTCGATCGATATCGGCTTTCTTGCAAGCGGTAGTAACAACGCCGTAAGTTTTTTCGAGCGCGGCGAGTAACATCTTCTTGCGTTGAGCCTTTCCAGGCGATTTTTTGTTCTGAGCGGGTTTCGGAGTTATGGTTAATTCTTGTTCAGCCATTACTTTAATGGTTCCTTCTTCGACTTTCGAAGATTATTATCGCTTAACGGCGATCCAACCGGCGAAGTTCATCCATCGCCAAAAACAATCGACTTCGGCGAAACCGGCGTCGTTTAACATCATTTCATTCCACTTCGCGGTAAGCGGAACAAGAACGCCTTCGAGCGATAAGCGTTTCCGTTCGATATCTTCGCCGGAGTAACCGTGTGCGGCCTTTAAGCCGTAATACTGGCGAATCATCTGTTTGTCGATATCTCGCGAGTTTCCGAGGACCTTTTCGACAAGAATTAAAATACCACCCGTTTCGAGTTTCTCAAAGATATCTTTGATGATATTTAACCGGTATTCGATCGGCGTAAATTGAATTGTAAGGATCGAAAGAACGATATTCGCTTTAATATCCGGAAGGACTTCGCGAAGATCGTGCTTCCGGATCGAAACTTCGATACCGGCATCTTGATAGTGAGCGAATCGTGCGGCCGCCGCTTTGATCATCGGATCGGATATTTCTAACCCGAGATAACGCGAGTCCTTCGAACGCCTAGCGATCAGGTCGGCTAACGCTTCGCCGCGTGACGTTCCGATATCAACTATCAGGCCGCCTTCCGTCGCGTATTCGGCCGCGAGTGCGGCGCAGGAGCGATCGGATCGGTTAACGACAAACCGCAGGGAGCAGGGCCGGACGGATTGCCAGACTGCCCTTTCTTGAAGGGTTTAAGGTTCGCTTTTGAGTTAGGATTACTCCCGCGACCTTTTCTCTGAGTTTTCTCTAAGTCAGCCATCTATTCTCTTTATCTCTATATCAGGGAATGCTGTTGCCATTCGTTCGAGGATTGCCCCGCAATAATCGGGACTCAATTCCATTCCGTAGCATTTGCGTTTGGTATTCTCTGCCGCGACGAATTGGCTTCCACTTCCTGCAAATGGCTCATAGATAAGTTCGCCACGCTTCGTGTGGTTGTTGATCGGGCGAATAAATAACTCTATCGGCTTCTGCGTCGGATGGATGTTGTCGTTCTCTCTCCCCATTGCCCAAAAGGTCGTTTGATTTCGCTCACCATAAAACGGCGGGCGATTACCACGCACCCAACCATAGAAAGCCAGTTCGTGTTGCCAATGATAGTCGCCGCGTCCGAACACCATCGACGGCTTAATCCAAATAATCTGACGGTGGATAAGTATGTCAGCAGCAGCAGCAGCAGCAGCAGCAAAAAACGTGCCTTGCGTGAGCATCGGATGCCAAAGATAAAACGCCGCGTTCGGTTCTAAATTATCGAGTGCTGCACGAATACAGTTCTCTAGGAACTCTTGTAGCATCTCGCCGTCAAGGTCATCGTTAGCAATGTCATCAAAAGCCTCTGCCTGATCCTTTGAGTTCGCATTTTTCACGTAAGCAATGCCATAAGGCGGGTCGGTGTTCATTAGAACCGCCTTTTCTTGCCCCATAAGCCGCGTCACATCGTCTTTTAGCGTCGAATCGCCGCATAGTAGCCTGTGCTCGCCTATCTGCCACAAATCCCCGCTAACCACGCCCCACTTCTTATTGAGTTCGGCTGCCTTGTCTATCTGTGGCTCTGCGTCTGCTTCTCCAGCGGGTTCTACTTCCTCGAATCCCTGAACGTCAACGCCCCAGGCTTCGAGATCGTAGGTGTCCCATTCGTTCGCGAGAATATCCCAATCATTTTCGCCGAAGTCGCCGTTATCTTTAATCGCGATTTCCGCGAGAACTTCAACCGGAGTATCGGCCGGAAGAACCTTCGCCGGAACCTTCGAATAATTGAGATCGACGCAAGCGCGGTATCGCATATTTCCGCCGATAGTGACAAAGATATCGCCGAACGGAAAAAGAATGACTTCGCGGAGTTCGAGCATCGCCGGAAGATCGAAAATGCTCTGCTTTAACTTTTCGAATTTATGATCGCGAATGAATCGCGGGTTTTTCGGAAGGCCTTCGATCTGGCCGGTATTCGGCCGGATCTTCTCAATCGGGATTAGTTGGGTTTTCATAATGTTGGGTGTCAGTAATAGCGATCGGATCGGTTAACGACAAACCGCAGTCAAGATCCGCGATTCGTTTACCGGTATCGCGAATATTTTTCAAACGCCTTAAAGCCTTTTCATCTTCATCGGAAGGCGGACCGGCCGTGATAAAAGTTAAATGCGATATATCTTCGACGATCGCGGCCGCATCTTCTTGCAAAGCCATAATACACCGTTGCCGCTTAACTGCCAATTCTTCCCAGGCGGCCGATTGGTGAGCGTGAAGATCTTTCTCGCGTTCTAACGTCTGGATCTTATTTCGAAAGATAGGAATTTCATCGAGAGCGGCGCGGAGTTCCCGAGCGAGCATCGAGCAGGCGTCGGTCAGGCTTTTCCAGGCGTCGCCGCTATTCTTCCGCCGCATACCAACAAAGGTTAAAGCGGCCGTAATAATCGCACTGATTACTGGAATGAGTATCGTCCAAAGGTTTATTGGCGGCGCCGAATTGGCATCGGAGAAGAGCAATAAATAAATAAACATTTGCGCATTATTGATCTTGGGCGAATTGTATTCCGTGTCTTTCGAGAATCGGTTCAACCTTATTTAGCACAGATTGAATTGCTTCTCGCCGGTAGTCCATCTGCAAAAGGATAACATCAGTCGATTCGGTAACGAGTAACTTCTTTTCTTCCGGAAGATCGCGAAGGCGGCCATATATCCGATAGAGTTGAAGCGGGACCCATAACCAGAGCAAGGCAGTGCCAAAAAACAATGCATAGCCTATATCGCCAAAAATAAACGCATCTGTTAAGGCGGCCAGAAATAACACGCCTGCGAAAATCATTATGCCGTTGCTTGCGGTTCTAATGATTCGAGTAAAAAAAGCGGCCTGTGAGATCTGCGAAGCAATTCGCGATGCGATCAGGCCGGTAAGTAGAAGTTCGGCCGGCATAACGAACCGGCGCCAATTTGGATAACCGAAGAAGTCGATCATCAATGCGGAAGTGATAAATAAAATTGAAACGATCGTCGCGTTACGCGGCCGTGAAAGTATTTCTTTAAGATCTTGAAAGGTTCCGTTCATAAAACTCCTTTTGCATTGGGTGCTATCGGAAAATTAGAAAAGATTTATTAGGCCGATTTTCTTCGGCCGAACCGATTTAAGAAGAACTTCGATGATCGCTCGATCCTGAACCGCGTTTTGTTTTAGAGCAGAGTTTTCGCCTTTCGCGGCCGCGTATTCGATT